AGGAAGTAAAACAAATACTTATTCCAAATATAGATAACTGGATTTGGAAAGAAGAAACTGTTTTAAATGCTAGAAAAGAAGTCTGGGGGTTTTAACCTAAAATAAACTATAGGTTTACTAACAGACTTTAATAAATTATAAACAAATGAGATTGGAGTTAATTATGTTTATAGAAGAAAATTCAAAACCAAATGAAAAACTAAAGGCTTGGTATCTTTTTACAGAGGATTTTGTAGCAGGTACTCAGCATTTAACAAATGAGCAGGTTGGTATTTATATTAGATTACTCTGTTGGAACTGGAATAAGCGTTGTATTGGCATACCAAAAGATGAAATGACACACCATAGAATAGCAAGTTGTATTACTGATGAAGAAAAAAAATCATGTACTAAAATATTAAATGAATTTTTTCATTTAGTAGATGAAGTTTTTCAAAACGAAAGACAATTACAAGAATATTTGTTTATTACCAGAAGAATAGAAGCGTCTAAGCAAAATGGTAGGTTAGGTGGTAGACCAAAAAAACCTAGACTAGAACCTAGAGTAAAACCTAAAGGTAACCTAGACAAAACCCCCCTACCCCTACCCCATACCCCTACCAATAAACCTAAAACCAATATAAATAAAACTTTTTCTCTTTTTTGGAATAAAGTGTCTTATAAAATTGGAAAAGGTGTTTCTGAAAAGAATTATGCTAAACTAGAAAAAGAGTGGATAGGTAAACCAGAAGTATTAGCTGATATGTATAATAAATATTACAATTCTTTAGAAGATAAAAAGTTTGCTAAACACCCTGCGTTTTGGTTGTCAGATAAACGCTACTTAGATGAAGCACCAAGCCAGACCAATGATAGGATTGATGAGTATGCTTTTTACACAGACAAATTTGTGGAAGTAATAAAAAACAAAAAAGCTAACTCAGCTATTTCAAAGGTTGCTCAAAGTCGGTCAGAGATGGTCAAGAAAGCAATAAACGAAAACAAGTTTACCAGAGATGAAGCTATTGAATATCTGGATATGGGGAGTTGGTTATAAAAATAGAATTTGATAATGGGCTTACTGCTTTAAATTAATTTTTTTGTATAAGTGCTTGATTTCCCAGGATTTTTTATTATTATAATAAATATGAATAGAGAAAATTTAAAAATAGGGCAAACAATAAAAACAAATTCTTTTTGGCATACTAAAGAACTATTTAAAATTGTTGGGTTCACTCCTAAAAGAGTAAAAGTTATTAGAATAAGTGATGGCGATAAATATTTATGGTTTATAAAAGAAACAACAATAACTGAAATAGTTGAATAATATAATCTTTGTGATAAGTTTTATTTACCAAACTATGGGTAAATAGGAATGGCTAGACCAAAAAAATATACAATAGACACAAAACAACTTCAGAAACTTGCTAAATTTGGTTGCACAAATAAAGAAATGGCTGACTTTTTTGGTTGTTCAGCAGACCTTTTAGAGAAGAATTATTCGGAATTTATGACAAAAGGTAGAGCAGAGCAAAAACTAAGACTTAGACAACTGCAATGGAAGTCAGCAGAAAAAGGTAATGTAACTATGCAGATATTCTTAGGCAAAAACATATTAGGGCAAAAAGATAAGTTAGAAGAAGCAGAATTAGAAGAACCTTTGCAATGGTCATATGATTAAAAGAAATTACAAAAAAGAGTACGCAAATTATCATTCAAAACCAAAACAAATTAAAAATCGTGCAGGTAGAAATAAAGCTAGAGCCATTTTGAAAAAATTAAGAGGTTTGAAAGCTATAAAGGGAAAAGATATTGACCATAAAAACGGAAACCCTAGAGATAACAGAATTAAGAATTTAAGAGTTCGTTCAGTTAAATTAAATAGAGGTAGAAAATAATGCCTTTATCAGAGCCACAAAGAGAAGTCATAAGTAATAATAAAAGGTTTAGGGTTCTAATTACTGGCAGAAGATTTGGCAAAACTTATTTAGCGATAAATGAATTGGCAAAGTTCTCAAGTCAGCCTAATCAAAAAGTCTGGTATGTTGCACCAAGCTATAGGCAAGCAAAGGCAATATGTTGGAGTGAACTTAAAGATAAATTACTTAAACATAAATGGGTAAAATCAATTAATCATAGCGACCTTACAATTACATTAAAAAATAATAGCCAGATCACATTAAGGGGTTCAGATAATGAAAACTCACTTAGAGGGGTAGGTATTAACTTTTTATGTATAGATGAGTTTGCAGATGTTAGTAAAGAAACTTGGTATGAAGTGCTAAGACCTACATTGTCAGATACTAAAGGTCATGCTTTGTTTTGTGGAAGCCCCAGAGGATTTGGCAACTGGTCATATGAACTTTATAAGCAAAGTGAAACAAATAAAGATTGGGAATCATTTAAATATACAACTCTTGAGGGTGGTCAAGTTAGTGATGATGAAATAGAACAAGCAAAACAAGATTTAGATTTAAGGACATTTCAGCAGGAATATGAAGCTACATTCGTAAACTATTCTGGTATGATATATTACAACTTCAGTAGAGATAAAAACATTATTGAAACATTTCGTAACAATTCAAATACATTGCATATTGGTTTAGACTTTAATGTTGACCCCATGTGTGGTGTAGTTTGTATGATTGAAAACGATAAAATTATTGTAATAGATGAGATACAAATATACAGTAGTAATACGAATGAAATGTGTGAAGAAATAAGAAATAGATACAAAAATAAACAAATAGCAGTTTATCCAGACCCTAGTGCCAGACAAAGAAAAACTTCAGCAGGTGGATTAACTGACATAGCGATATTGAAAAATGCAGGATTTCATGTAAAATGTAGAAATACAGCACCTCTTGTGAGGGATAGAATTAACGCAGTTAATTCAAAACTAAAAAATGTTAATGGTAAAAATAATTTGTTTATTCTAAAATCTTGCAAAAATGTAATCAAAAGTTTAGAACGACAAATATATAAAGAGGGTACGCATATCCCAGATAAGGATAGTGGGTTCGATCATATGAATGATGCTTTAGGTTATTTGATTGAATATTTATTTCCCCTTAAAAGGAATTTTGTGCCTAGTCCAGTTCAGAGGTGGAGTTAATGAATAAAGAGTTCTTACAGAAAAAACACGATTTATGGCATGCTAATATAGAAAGATGGGAGTTTTATATTCGTAGCTATTTAGGTGGTGATGATTATAAAAATGGATATTACCTGCATAGATATATATTAGAAACTCCAGAGGAATATGATGCAAGAATAAAACATACACCAGTAGATAATCACTGTAAGAATGTTGTTCAAATCTATACAAGTTTTTTATGGAGAGTGCCACCAACTAGAGATTATGGTAGTTTAGATGGAAACCCACAACTATTATCATTTTTAAAAGATGCAGATTTAGATGGTAGAAACTTTAATACTGTAATGCGTGAAGTTCAGATGAACGCAAGTATTTATGGTAATTGTTGGGTAATTGTTGATAAACCACAATCTAATGCGAATACTAGAGCAGAAGAATTAGCCCAAGATATTAGACCTTATGTATCTATTTACACGCCAGAGAATGTTATTAACTGGAATTATGTTAGAAGCCCTAGTGGTAGATTTTATTTAGATATGTTAGTTTTAGTTGAGGATATAAATTCAGAAAGAGCCATTATAAAAGTTTTTACAGAAGAAACTATAATGACTTATGAGTTTGAAGAATATGACAAAGAATATACAGAAAAAGAGCCAAAGCTAATTGATGAGATACCTAATCCCATTGGTGTTATCCCTGCTGTTAATGTTTATAATCTTAGAGGAAATAAACGCCCTATAGGTATATCTGATCTTGCAGATGTTTCTCATTTACAACAATCAATCTATAATGACTATAGCGAAAAGGAACAACTTATTAGATTAGCGAACCACCCAAGCCTAGTTAAAACACCAAATGTTGAAGCTAGTGCAGGGGCAGGTTCAATTATAGAAATACCAGAAGATTTAGAAGCTAGTCTAAAACCATACATTATACAGCCAAGTGGACAAAACTTAGATGGCATAATGAAATGTATCAATAATAAAATTGATGCGATTGATAGAATAACCCACATGGGAAGCGTAAGGGCTACTGGTACACAAGTTGCTAGTGGTATTGCCTTACAAACCGAGTTTCAGCTTTTAAATGCTAAGTTATCGGAAAAAGCAGATTATTTAGAAAATGCAGAAGAACAGATATGGTCATTATTTGCCAGATGGCAAGATGCTCAATTTGATGGAAACGTAAACTACCCAGATACATTTGACCTAAGAGATTGGGCTAATGATTTACAATATCTACAGATGGCAAAAGCAAGTGGCATTAGATCAGAAACATTTAACAAAGAAATTGATAAACAAATTGCAGACGCAGTAATAGATGATAGTGAAAAGATTAGAACAATAAATGATGAGATTGATTCATCAAGAACTGTAAGAGGGCAGTTTCAAACAACAGAAGTAGAGGGCGAAACAGTTGGCGAAGAAACGTAGAGTACCCAAAGATAAAAAAACCAAGATACCAAAAAAATATTTATCTGGTTTAAAAGGTGCAAAAAGAAGTGCTAGGGCTAATTTATTGAAAAGAATTAGTGCTTTATACAAAGCAGGCTTGAGAATACCCAGAGCATTATTACAACGTAGGAATAGATCATAATGGCAAGTAAATTCAGAAAACCTTTATCAGCAAAGGTAGTTACAAATTTAAAAGCAAAAGCAAAGAAATCTAAATTATTTAATTTAACCGATTTAAAAAGAAGCTACAGAAAAGGGCAAGGGGCTTTTCTTCGTGCAGGTAGCAGACCAAGAATACCTATGTCAGCATGGGCTATGGCAAGAGTAAACAAACTAATAAAATTAGGTAGACGAGCAACATTTGATAAAGAAATAGTTAAGTCGGCAGTTAAAAGGAAAAAGAAGTAATTTTGCCTAAACTTTGTTTAAGGTGCAAAGTTGCTTTGCAAGAAGTTATTAAGAGTGTGTGGAAATGTCCAATGTGTAAGACAATAATAAACGATAGATTAAAAGACCTACCCTGGGAAAAACCCAATAAAAACAATGACTTAGGTAAAGATAATGGCTGAATATCAAGGAAGAAAAGTTACACTTAATAAACCATTTAGATTATCTACAGCAGAATCTAAAAACAAAAAGTTTGGCGTTTATGTAAAAAATAAATCTACTGGCAGGGTTCAAAAAGTTACTTATGGTGCTAGAGGAATGAGTATTAAAAAAAATAATCCTGCTAGACAAAAAAATTTTTTAGCTAGAATGGGTGGAGTTTTAAAAAAAGTAAAAGGTCAGAAAACTTTAAGCCCTGCATACTGGTCTATAAGGGCTTGGAAAAAAAGTTCTACCCTATAATTTATGTCAAGGATATTAGAAAAACTAGCAGATCAACATGAAGAACGTATGATAAATGTTCTTTATAAATTAGAAGATGACGTAATAAAAGAAGTTACAAAAGCCACAAAAGGTCAGTTGGTTTCTCAAAGACTAGCTATACAGTTACAGCCACAATTAAGGCAGGTGATAGAAGAAAACTTTTTAGGTGAAGCTGATCTAATTATAAATGAAGAATATAATAAAATAGCTAAAGAGGTATTAAATAATTTTGGCAAACTTAATATACCTCAAAAATTTAAAAGTCTTACAGAAATAGATTTGCAAACTATTAACGCTTTGAAATATCAGAGTTTTTCTGGTTTTGAAGATATTGCAGAAAGATTTATCAAAGTTATTAATGATGAGGTGTATCAAAGTACAATAGCAGGTAGACCATTTGACGATATGGTTTCTAATATTAGATCACATATCAATGGAGTATACAAAAGGTCTAATAGTGCAGAAATAAATGAATTAGTTGATTTTATAAATGAAAATAAGTTTGATTCAGCAAAAAAAGTACAAGTAGAAGATGCAATACGAAAATTACACACACAATATGCGTCAGATAGGGCAGGAAACAACCTAAGACGTTACGCAGGTCAGATAGCCCACGATAGCGTTATGCAGTTTCATGGTCAATTTACAGTAGCTAAAGCAAAAGAATCTGGAATTGATAAGTTTACATATACTGGCACATTAGTCAGAGATAGTAGAGATTTTTGCGTTGAAATGCTTAATAAAGTTCTTACTGAGGAACAAATAAGAGAAATATGGAATAGCAGAGGTTGGCAAGGTAAATCAACTGGTGATCCATTTATAGTTAGGGGTGGATATAGATGCAGACATACTTGGATACCAACAGTAGAGGAAATCGTAGACGAACCACCACCAGAACCAGAAGTTGAGGAAACACCACCAGAACCAGTTAAAAAAGGTCGTAAATCTACTTTGAAAAATCCAGTTAGAAAAGATGAAATAGATATAGTTTCAAGCACTATAATTTCTAATCAATTACAAAAACAAATCACACGAAACGCTAAAGACGATAGATACCCTCCAGATGGCAGGTCAAGATTTAGAGAAAATATGGTAGGTAGCGTTAATGGTATTAAAAGACTAGATGATGAGATAGCAAGTCAATTAAATGCAGTTATGCAGGAATTAGATGAACTAGCAGAATTATATAATGTGCCAAAATTAAGGTCTATTGATGTAAACGCAAGAAGTCGTTCATTAATGGCTATGGGAGATGGAAATTTACACATAAATCCAAAATATTTTAATAAAATAAATGTAGACAAAGACACACAAACCTATTTTAGAGATGTCTTTTTAGGAAAAGGTTTCGCAGAAAATGAAACAAAATTAGCAAAAAAATTTAAACTTGGCGATTCTGTAAAGGGCGAAAAGAAAAAATTACGAGATACTCATGTAAGACCTCACAATGCCTTTTATTATTTTGATGATGAATTTGATAAATTTAGGAATATAGCCTATCACGAATTTGGACATCAAGTTCATCAACTTAAAAACAGACCAAAAAACTTATCAAGATTTGATTTACCTCCTATTGAACAAGCATTATTAGGCAAAAGAATTAATGGTGGAGCAAGTAGATATTCAAACTCAGATAATCAAGAGTGGTTTGCAGAAAATTTTAGTTTATATCATATGGGAAAAGAAGAATTAGTTGACCCAACATTTATTGAATTTTTAGAAAATGAGGTTTTGAAATGAGTAAAATACTAAATGAAATTATAGATATAATAGAAAAAAATAGTTTAACATTACAAGATTATAAAAGATTTAGAGAACTTGGAAGAAAAGTTGATGGAGCAGATTTAGTTGAATATTCAAGTTATGATGAAAAAATGAAATTAAGATTACCAGAGATAGCAGAGAAAGAGGGTCATTATAATTGGCTAGAACCAGAAGATGAAGATTAGTAGCAATTCGTAAAGAAATTTGCTATAAATAACAAAAACTTAGGAGTATTAAATGGAAGAAAACAAAGTGGAACAGACCACGCAAACTCAAGAACAAGTAGAGCAACCAGAGGTACACGAAACACCACCTCAAGAGAGGGCTTTTAAAACTCAAGAGGAAGTCAATCATTTTGTAGAAACTAGACTAGCAAAAGAACGCAAGTCAGTTCTTAATAAATTAGGTGTAGATAATCTTGATGTTGCAATACAATCTGTAAAGACACAAAAAGAATTAGAAGAAAAGCAAAAGATACAAAAGGGCGAGTTTGAGGAAATAATAAAAACCAAAACCCAAGAATGGCAAAAAGAGAAAGCCCAGTTAGAAAGTCAGCTTAAAGATATAAAGATAAATAAGTCATTGTTACAATCAGCGTCAAAGAATAAAGCAATTAATCCAGAGCAAGTTGTATCACTTTTACAACCCCAAATTCGATTAAATGATGAGGGAAATGTAGAAATACTTGATA